TCGGCAAACAGAGTGTCGAAGTGTCCAACAAAGGCAACCCACTTGCCAACATGGTCGCCGTTGTCCTGCCCAAGAAAACCGATTCATTAACCCATGCAAACGAAGTACGAGAGATTACAGAGAGGGCTGAAAGCCAAACGGACACCAACGGAGATTCGGCCTCAACCGGGGCCACAGACGAGCTTTCTCCAATCGAAAGCTGACATCGCCATCTTTGGCGGTGCCGCCGGCGGAGGCAAGTCCTACGCCCTGTTGCTCGAACCGTTCTATCACGTCACCAACCCCAAGTTCCGGTGCGTGGTGTTCCGCCGAACCGTCCCCATGATACGCCAGCCCGGCGGGTTATGGGACAGCAGCCGTGAGATTTATACCCGCCTCCGCGCCGAGGCCCGCGAGCAAACCCTTGAATGGCGGTTCCAATCTGGCGCACTCATCAAGTTCGCCGGACTCGAACTCGAAGCCGACGCCTACGGCTGGCAGGGGAGCGAAATCGCCCTGCTCTGCTTCGATGAACTCACCCAGTTCACCGAACGCCAATTCTTCTACCTGCTGTCCCGCAACCGCTCCACCTGCGGCATCAAACCCTACGTCCGGGCCACCACTAACCCGGACTCGGATTCATGGCTCCGCTACTTCATCGAGTGGTGGCTTGACCCCGTCACCGGCCTGCCCATCCCCGAACGCGCCGGCGTGCTCCGCTACTTTGTCCGCATTGACAACGCTCTCACATGGGCGAACTCCGCGCAGGAACTCATCGCGCAGTTCGGCAACGACTCCGCCCCCAAAAGCGTCACGTTCATCCCCGCCAAGGTCACGGACAACAAACTCCTGCTCGAACGTGACCCGTCCTATATCGCCAATCTCAAGGCCCTCCCGCTCGTGGAACGGGAACGGCTCCTGAGCGGCAACTGGAACATCCGGGCCACCGGCGGCAACTTCTTCCGGCGCGAATGGTTCGGCCTCGTGGACAAGGTGCCGGATAACATCGTCGCCCGCGTCCGGTTCTGGGACAGGGCAGCTTCCGAACAGAAACCCGGAACCGACCCGGACGCCACCGTCGGACTGCTCATGTCCCGCGATTCCCAAGGCGTCTATTACATCGAGCACGTCGCCCGCATGTTTTGCACCCCGGGCAAGGTCACAGAGGCAATGGTTGCCTACGCCGCCCAGGATGGACGCAACACGACCGTCGCGTTCCACCAAGACCCGGCCAGTGCCGGTGTGTACGAGGCCCAGGTCACCAGCCGGGCGTTGGACGGCTACAACGTCCGCTTCGAGACTGCCTCGGGCAACAAGGAAACCCGCGCCAAACCCGTTAGCGCACAATCCGAGGCGGGCAACGTCAAGATGGTGCGCGGCGGGTGGAACGACGCCTTCCTGCGCGAGGTGGAAGCCTTCCCGGTCGCCCGCCACGATGACCAGGTTGACGCCCTGTCCGGTGCCCACGGCTTCCTCTGCGCCAGCACCTCCTGCGGCTTCTCCTCCGCCGACGGTTTTGGGGGTGAAGAAAAAAATGAAATTATTGTTGACAACTTTGCGGAGTTAGGGCATTTATAGGTGTGATTATGTGAGTAATGGTCACATAACCGGAAACGAATTGAGACAACGAAACGGATAAAACGATGAACGAGCAAGAGATTGAACGCAGGTTGGTCGCCTTGGAAAAGACCGTTGAGAAACTCCGCAGTTCACTGTTCCCGCTGGCGAATGGTGACATGCCGCCCCCCAACATCAGTCGCATCACCAGCATCCAATGGTTGTGCGCCAACGAGTATGGCATCACCATCTCGGATATGCTGAGCCGGAGCCGGGAGGAGCTTTACGTCGTGCCGCGTATGCTGGCAATGTATCTGTCACGGCATCATGCCGGGGTCAGCTACACCGCGATTGCACGCCGGTTCGGGAAGAAGTGCCACGGCACGGTGATGCACGCGATTCGCAGCGTGTCCAGCAAGTGCGAGACGGACAAGAAGTTCCGAGCCATCAAAGACAAGCTGGCGGTGGAAATTGCCAGTTGGGAAAAGGACCCCATTGTTGACCTTGAAACCGAACCGAAAGCCTGAACCCATGAGTGCGATAGCCGACACCATCAAAACGACCCTGATAACGGATGTGGAAGTGGATTACCTGCTGCATCCCGGATGCGACGCCACCTACTACGACCCGCCGGAGCCGGAAACGGTTGAACTGCTGGCGGTGCGCGTGGGCGGCGCGGACATCCTGAGCAAGCTCAACGCCGAAGCCCGAGGCGACCTTGAGGACAGAATACTAACCTCGGCACAGAAACAGGATAAAGCAAATGAGTGAACCAACTAGAAAATAACCAGTCAAAGGAACGCCAACGATGACAGCCAAAATTGACCCGCGCTATGACCATGTTTGGTTCTGGCGCACGCGATTGCCGCACCGGAAAGGCCAGCCGTGCCGGGTTGTGGTGCGCGGCGGCATGAACAGCATCCTCGTGGAGTTCCCGGACGGCGAACGCTACTGCACCAGTCGCTACGCCGTGCGCAGAATGCGAGACTGAAACGAAAGGAAACGAAGAATGAAACCTACGTGTAAGATAAACAATCAGTCAAGTGTTCTAGGCGAGTTGTTCGGAATAAGCCAATACCTTTGAGAAACAAAACAAGCACGCGACGAAGCATGAAACTTCACCTAAGGGTTCGAGCTTGGGCTTAGATGACATGAACAAATGTCAAGATAACTCAACAGTTGTATTCTCCCGCGCAAGGAACATGCCGTCAGAGAATACGTTCAGTATTACAGCAATCAGAAGTTTTGTTCAGAAATATCTGCTGCAATCCAAAGTGAGCGTTGACCCGTTTGCTAGAAACAGCCGGTTGTGTGACTACACGAACGATATAAACCCGGCCACGGCAGCGAAATGGCACATGGACGCGGAGGCGTTCCTTGAAATGCTGTACACCAATGGTGTCAAGGCGGATTGCATTCTGCTTGACCCACCTTACAGCCCGCGTCAAATCATCGAGTGCTATCGGGGCGCAGGCGTGAGCGTGACAATGCAGACGACTCAAAATAGTCGTTTGTACAGAAGGGTTCGAGACGCGGCGCTGAGGATATGCACAGACGACGCCGTTGTGCTGAGCTTCGGCTGGTCATCGAGCGGGATGGGGTCTGGCCGTGGGTTTGAGTTGTCAGAGGTGTTGCTGGTGTGCCACGGTGGCGCACACAACGACACCATTTGCATAGCTGAACGCAGGGTGCAATCGAATAATCTTGAACTTCACCTAAAGGTTAAAGACGCATGAACTCACTCCTCCCATGCCCGTTCTGCGGTAAAACGGCAAAAGAACCAGCCGACATCCTAGGAACCTGCCTCGTGTACTGTAGCTCTTGCGTTGCACACAGTCCTATCCGAAACACCATCCCGGCAGCTGTCACGGCATGGAACACCCGCTTCCAGCGCGGCAAGAAAACTGTCATGCCCGCCGACACCCGGCTCCGGCACTGCCCGTTCTGCGGCCAGAACCCAACCCCGGCAACCCTGGTCTGCATCGGCAACAGCCGAACCGACCGCTTTGCCGTCCACTGTTGCTACTGCGATTCCTACGGCCCCTTCAAAGACACGCAGGAACTCGCCATCCAACACTGGAATCAACGGCATAAACAACCACAAAAACCGGCATAGAAATAATAAGAACTGCCGCAAAATCAGATATTTACAGCAGCCGCTTAAACATAAAAGCCTATACGCTTAAACAAAAAACCGTCCAAATGACCCCCGAAGCCTGTCTCCAACGTCTGCCGCCCGGCCTTAGCATCACCGAGGCCGCCAAACGCCTCAAGCTCTCGTGGGCCAAGACCCGCAAGCTCATCGCCATCCACGGCTACCAGTTCACCGACGGGCGCCAGTTCATCGGCCATAACCGCCGCAAAATCGCGTTCTACGACCTTGACCCGAACTTCTCACCCTCACAACTTGCCGAACTCTACGGCGTCAGCCGCCAACGAGTCTGGGCGCTCGCAAAGCTCTACAACGTCCAACTCAAGGGCATGAACCGCTCTAAACACCCCCGCAATCGCTCAGAATAGCCCCTACAATGCCCCGAATCCCAAATTCCTTCATACCCCCCAAGAAACTCGGCAACGTCGAAGTATCCGCCAAAGAACGCAAACAACTCCACAAAATATCCATCAACCCAGCCTACATCCGACAAAAACTCGCCTTCTGGGAACAACGCCTCTACCTCCAAGACAAACGCTTCGGCCTCGGCAAACCCCCAAGACTACAATCCTTCGTCACCCTCCCCAACCTATCCCTCTATAAAGTCGTCGGCCTCGAACTCCTCTCCGGCCCAAAGCACTTCATCGAGCGCGTCACTCTCGAACGCGTATACCCAGAAAAATTCAAAACCCTCAAAGACCCAGCAACCCAAAAACCAAAACCCATCAAACCGTACTCTACCAAAACCCTCAAACCCATCTATCCCTCAGAAAAATCCCGTAAATCCCCCTACAACCCCTACACCAAGCTAACCGTCCAGGAAGCCGGCAAAGAACCCAAAACCAAATCCTTTAACCCACTCGCTCCTCTCCGCCAATACCCATCCAAACTCCTCGCCCGAGCACATAACCCTACCCAACTCCAACCTACCTACTTCTACAAACACCGCCGACCCAAACACACTTACCCCAACTACACCCCACCTGACACCACTCCAACCCCAAAACCCCCAACAAAATCAACAAAAACACCCCACCACGCCACACCAACACCCCAATTAAACATAACATCCTCACACCAACCCACAACCACTAACACCTAAACCCACCAATCACAACTACTTACACCAAATCACCCCAACTAAACATAACATTTTTTGTCCAGTATCTCCATCAATTCCAATAACTTACAAACTATCTCCTCACTCCCTCTAACACAAATAGACTAGCTCTACACACTCACAACTACTTCTAGCACAACAGCACCTACTACTACTCCTCTCCTCATCTCCACATCAACCAGCCTCCAACTCAACCACACAGGATGGATATTTGACCCCATCAGCGCCCCCGTGCTGGCCGGGCTGGTATTGCGTTATTTCTTAGGGAAACGAGTGGTTTTCGGCCTTGGACTGGGCGGCGGAGAGAGCCGGAATGGTGCACTTGTAGGCGTGGTTTGCGGGAGATTTTGGTGCTGTGGCCGGGGTCACGATGTAGGCGGCGGAGGTTGGCATAGGAGAGGCAAAATGGGGTGTTTTTGGCGAATGTGAATAAGGTTGGCGGGTTATTCACCAAATTAACAGTTTTGGGGGTATCAACCCCGTAAAAAGCGACACTTATTAACAGTTTTGGGACTGTGAACAAGTTGTGAATGGGTTTTGGGCGGTTTTGGAAGTGACTGGAATGAGTGAAGTTAGGTTTTTGGGTTTTTGGGTGTTTTGGGGGTTCTGTGGCAGTGGAGCCTGGAGGGTGGTTCTGGGGTGGATTTGGGGGTGTCTTGGTACTCGAGGCTGGACGGTTGGGCGGAGTGCATATAGTACTATAGGCGGGTGTTGGGGGCGGCGGGCGCCCTGGCCGCGAAAGGCGGCCCGGCGGGCGCGTTTTTCAACGGCGTGCTGGCGACGATTCTGGCGACTCCCTGCACCG